GAAGGCTGCTGTGATCAACGCCCGGATCGGCGCGTCCAAGATGGGCTTCTTCACCTCCCCAGCGGGCGATGGCTACGTTGCCGACGACATCGATGATTCAGGTGGGCCTTCGATGGAAGTCGAGCCTGGCATGTTCCAGCAGCTGCCCAGGGGCATGGAATTCACCACGTTCGACCCGACATACCCAAACAACGAGTTCCACAGCTTCCACAAGTCGGTTCTGAAGGGGATAGCCTCTGGTCTCGGTGTCAGCTACACGGCTCTGAGCAACGACTTGGAGTCCACAAGCTACAGTTCGATCAGGCAGGGTGCGCTGCAAGAGCGAGACACCTACCGAACGGTACAGCAGTTCATGATCGCCCACTGCGTCATGCCGATATACGAGGCGTGGCTGATGTCGGCGATGGAGATGGGCTACCTGCGTCTTCCGGCCAAGACCTTCGACAAGTTCTTCGACGCATCGACCTTCCGAGGCCGCGCTTGGAGCTGGGTTGACCCGGTCAAGGAGATCAATGCGGCTGTAATTGGAATGAAAAATGGCGTATTGTCGGTACAGAACGTCGCCACTCAGTACGGAATGGACGCTGAAGAACTGATGGCCGAGATTCAGAGAGACAAGGCGCTTGCTGAACAATTCGGGATCAAGTATGCGTTTGAGCCGTTTGGTGCTAATATGACCTCCATTCTGCCTGATATTGCTGGAGATTCAGACGATGAGTGAAGAAGCGCAAGTGCTGGAAGAGGTGATTGAGCCGGTTGCGCCTGTCGAGCCTCCCGTTGACGAAGATCGCAGCATCGATGTGCTGGCGATTGGCGTCCAGGCGAGGGCATCAGGCACAGCGAGTAAGGTCATTGATCAAGACAGTCGCACCGTGATGATCGCCGTGTCCTCAGAGGAGCCTGTTCTTCGCTATTACGGATACGAAATTCTCGAGCATACCAAGGCAGCTATCGACCTGTCGTTCCTGAATAGCGGTCGAGCGCCCCTGCTGCTTGATCATGACCCATCCCGTCAAATCGGGGTAATAGAATCTGTCGAACTGGATGAGAAAACGCGGCGACTCCGCGCCAAGGTGCGATTCAGCAAGAACGCACTCGCCTCAGAAGTGTTTGATGATGTGGTGGACGGCATCCGTGCCAACATCAGTGTCAGCTACTCCATCGAGAAGATGGTGCTGGCAAAGAAGGAGGGCGAGCATTCGACTTACATTGCGAAGTCGTGGAAGCCTACAGAAGCAAGCATAGTATCCATTCCCGCCGACATGACAGTTGGCGTGGGTAGATCTGGCGGCACTTCAGCAAATCAACCTGTCGTAACTTATCCAAAGGAGGACATCACCATGTCCGAAGTTGATATCAATGCAGTTCGTGCCGAATCTGCCCAAAACGCACAACGTAATGCCGGTCAAATCATCGCTCTTGGCAAGCGCCACAACCTGATGGACGACGCTGAAAAGGCGATTTCCGAAGGCCGCTCCATCGAGGAGTTCCGTGGCCTGGTGCTGGACAAGATCGAGTCAGGCCGCGCCCTGAACGATCAGTCTGTTGGCATGGGCAAGCAGGAAGTGAAGCGATACAGCCTGATGAAAGCGATCAACGCACTGGCGAACCCTACCGATGTGCGCGCTCAGAAGGCAGCTGCCTTTGAGTTTGAGTGCTCACGCGCTGCTGCAGAGCAGTACGGTGTGACCGCCCAGGGTCTGATGATCCCGGTTGACGTTCTGCGTAACTGGAACTTCAACAAGCGTACCCTAAACTCCGCAGACGAAGCGGCCCTGTTCACTGACGACTTCCGTGGCGGCGATTTCATCGACGTACTGCGGAACTCCTCTGCAGTGATGCAAGCCGGTGCGCGCATGCTGTCTGGCCTGTCAGGCGATGTGAAGATCCCGAAGAAGCTGACCGCTGCTGCGGCAAGCTGGATCAGCACTGAGGGTGGCGACACCAGCAGCACTGAGATGACTGTTGGTAGCGTGTCGATGGTGCCCCGCACCTTGGGCGCGTTCACTGATGTGACTCGCCAGCTGCTGATTCAGTCCTCACTGGACGTTGAATCACTGATCCGTGACGACCTGGCGCAAGCGATTGCGCTGGCTATCGACAAAGCTGGTCTGGAAGGCTCTGGTGCATCTGGTCAGCCCACCGGCATCCTGAACACCAGCGGCGTGAATTACGTCGCTGCGTTCGCGGCTGCTACGCCTACCTTCGCGGAAGTCGTGGGTCTGGAGACTGCTCTTGGCGTAGACAACGCACTGATGGGCAATCTGGCGTACATCCTGCCAGCTGGCCTGTACGGCGCGCTGAAGACCAAAGAGAAGGCCACTAACACGGCGCAGTTCGTAGTGGAGCCTGGCGGCACCATCAACGGCTACCGCGCTATCTTGAGCAACCAGGCCACTGCAGGCAATCTGTACTTCGGAAACTTCTCCGATCTGCTGATTGGCTTCTTCGGCGGGCTTGACCTGACTGTTGACCCGTACACCAACAGCAAGTCTGGCACAGTGCGGATCGTCGCCCTGCAGAGCTGCGATGTGGCAGTACGCCACGCTGTCAGCTTCGCTTACGGCAACGACGACGTACAGACCTGATGCTGACAAGTAAGGGGTTTGGCTTCGGCCAAGCCCCCACTTCGGCAGAAGTCCTGTGTCGATACGAGGTTCTGCGCGGCATCGTCCTGAACGGCCCCAAGGCTGTAGGTTCGATTGTCGCGCTGAATCCACGATCACAGGCGGCAATTGAGTTGCTGGCGCTCGGCAAGATCAGGCTGATTGAAGAGCAGGTCGAAGCCGAGACTATTAATCGCGCTGTCCTTGCGGCACCGCCACTCAAGCGCGGCAAAAAGAATGGTCGAATCTGATCTGGATAGAGCGGTAATGCTGGCTGACTGGGGCGTCAATGGCGTTCTCAAGCGTGCTGGCAAAACGCGCAAGACGGTCAAAGGGATCTTCGACTCTGCCTACACGGAAGTCGATATGAGCGGATCGGTTGGCTTTACCTCGACCACCCCGCGATTTGTCTGCAGGTCATGCGACATCGTTGATGCGGCAGACGCAGACTCTGTCGTAATCTGTGGGGAATCTTACCTCATACGAGTTGTTCAGCCTGATGGAACGGGCATGACAGAACTGATATTGGAGAAGCAATAATGCCTCATGTCAGACAATCAATCAGGGACGATATTATTGATACAGTCACCGGGCTGACTACCACTGGCGCTCGGGTGTACAAGAGCCGCGTCTACCCGATGGATGCGAGCAAGCTGCCTGGGCTGTGCGTCTACACCAAAGATGAGGCATCAACGGTGCTCACGATGGGGCCGAATCGCACAATCAGCAGGACTCTGACCATTGTCATCGAGTCCTACGTCAAAGCCCTCACTGGCTACGACGATGAACTGGACGATATTGCGCTGGAAGTGGAAAACGCACTGATGACAGATCGCACCCGAGGCGGTCTTGCGAAAGACACGCAGGTCACCTCGTTCCAGGCTGACTTCTCCGGACAGGGCGAGCAGCCGGTTGCGACAGGCATCATCACCATCGATGTCGTCTACCACACGAAGGAAGCGAGCGCAGGAGCAGCTGTATGAAAAGAGTTAATCTGGTATCGCCTGCTGGTGATATAATTAGCGTCACAAAAGATCAGGTGAGCTACCTGGTCTCAGTTGGGTATCGGTTGCAGGCAGACAAGCCTGTGAAGGGTAAAGTCAAAATTGCAACGGAGGTCATGACAAATGGCAACATTTAGCGGAAGTGATGGCGTAGTAAAGATCGGCAATGCGCTGCTTGCCGAAGTGCGTTCATGGTCTGTTGATCAGACCGGCGACACGAACGAAGACACTGTAATGGGCGACACATGGCGCACGCACAAGGCCAGCCTGAAGTCATGGTCTGGCAGTGCAGATGTGCTGTTCGATGACACTGACACGACCGGCCAGACAGCCTGTGTGCTGGGCACCGAGATCACCGTGTCGTTCCAGATGGAAGGCAACTCCAGCGGCGACCACCGTCTGCGCGGTACCGCCATCGTCACCGGCAAGACGGTCAATACGTCCTACGACGGCCTGGTCGAAGCCAGCATCACGTTCCAAGGAACTGGCGCTTTGACTGAAGGTACGGTGTCCTGATGAGCATCATTGATTCTGCCGTGTCGCATTTCAGCAACAAGGAAATTCGCTCCATTGAGATTCCTGAGTGGGGCGTGAAGCTGTTCTCAAAGAATCTGACTTTGGACGACAAGTCCAGAATGCTGAGTCGTGCGAACGGCAACTCAACTGATTACCTGATCTACGCCGTGATCTTCGGCACGACTGACGGGGAAGGAAAGCCTGCGTTCACGCTTGAGGATAAGTCCTCTCTGCGGAACAAAGTTGACCCCGAGATCGTTTCGCGTATCGCCACTTTCGTGCTTGAGTCGGGCACCAAAAGCGAGGAAGAGCGCGAAAAAAACTAATAGATGCCCAAGGGAAACCAACTGAATTATACTGGATGTACGAGTTGGCACAAACCCTTGGGCAACCGTTGTCGGTTGTGCTTGATATGACCACTGAGGAGTTCACTCACTGGTTTACATTCCTTCGACTCAAGCACGAACAGGGGAAGAAAAAGCATGGCCGTAAATAAAGAAACAGCGATTCTTGAAATTACGGCTGTGGATAAGACGCAGGCTGCTGTTGCTTCTGCCAGCGCAGGTCTCGAAAAAGTAACTCGCGCATCTCAGCAGGCGAAATCAGAGGCTGACAAAGCCGCTCGCCAAATGAGGGCATCCTTCCAGCAGTTTGGATTCCAAATCCAAGACATTGCTGTGCAGGCCCAGATGGGCACCAGCCCGTTCGTCATCTTTGCCCAACAGGGCAGTCAGCTTGCCTCGATATTTGGCGCTGGCGGTGCCGTTGCCGGTGCCTTCATCTCAATCGCTGGCGTCATAGGCATGAACCTCGCGCCACGCATCTTCGACGCAACCTCCGCGCTTGAGGATCTGCAGACTGCTGGCGAGAACGTCGATAAGATGTTCAGTTCGCTGGATTCCGGAACCCTCATTCTCAGCGACTCGTTTCTCAAAATGGCCGAGGCGTCATCCGGGGCTGCGGTTATTGAGCTTCGTCGTCAGCGCCGTGAGATTGAGACTGCGATGGCTGACGCCAGGGAAGAAATGGCCGCTGGTATCGGTGGCATGCTTGAGCGCATCGAGCGAGAAGCTGCCGCTGCCGCAATAGACCCGCTGACCTACGCAACCCTCGTTGGCGTTGGTCAGGCTCCTGCCATTGTCGGCAAGGGCTTTGAGGCCATATACGGCGTGACCGAGGAAAGCATCGCCAAGCTGCGAGAGCTTGGAAAGCAGGCATCCAGCGGGGCCATCGATGACCTGCAGGCATTCACATCCGCTCTGTCTGCCATTCAGGAAGACCCCAACACCAAAGCCGCGTTCAACGAGATAGCTGAGTCGATTTCTGGCCTGCTGGTGGCTGTGGTCAATGGCGAGGCGCAGGTCGCACAGCTCAGTGCCGCCATGTCTGATCTCGATGGATTCATGGAGTCCACTCGCACAGAGTCAGACAAGTCAGAACAGTCCGTCCTGAAAATGATCGAAGCCCTGCAGAAGCAGGCGCTGACCTACGACATGTCATCGACGCAGATCGCCGTCTATGAAGGCATCTTGGCTGGCGCAAACACAGAGCAGCTGACCACGATTCAGCAGCTGGCAGCAGAGCTTGAGGGCCGAGAGGCAATTGCAGAGTTACAGAAGACCGAGGAAGCTGCCCAGAAAGATTTCTACAAGCAGCAGGAAGATGCCCTCAAGGTTTTGGAGAAAGAAGGCGCAGCTGTGCTGACAGGCACTGAAAAGATCGCTTCAGAGTACGACGAGCGCATCCGCATCGTCACCGAGGCACTGTCCGAACTGCAGCTGCTTGAAACCAGCCACGCCCAGATCATCATCGACCTGAACAAGCAAAAGTCTGAGGCTGTGGCGAAGGCGCTGCACGACGAGGACATGGCTCGCCTAGAATCCACGCAGTCGCAAGTCTCTGCAATGCAGGGGCTGGCTTCTGGAATTGAGTCCATGCTGGCGGAAGGCAGTGCTGCACAGAAGGCCGCGTTCCTTGTGTCGCAGGGGCTGGCATTCGCCGAAGCTATCATCAACGCGGAACTTGCCTCCGCAAAGGCGCTGGCCGCGTTCCCGACCATGCCAGCCTACGCTACTGCAATCAAAGCTATGGGCTACGTCAGCGCCGGGGTTATCGCGGGCACCACTGCAGCCTCTTTCGAGGGCGGCGGCTTCACCGGCTACGGATCTCGCGTTGGCGGGCTGGATGGCAAGGGCGGCATGGCCGCTATCGTCCACCCGAATGAGACGATCATCGACCACACAAAAGGTGGCGCTGGTACTCAGGTGAACATTACAATACAGGCGAACGACACTCGCGGGTTTGATGAGCTTCTGATGAAGCGCCGGGGTGTCATTGCGAGCATGGTGCAGTCGTCACTCAATAACGTCGGGCGGAAAATATGAGCGGAACATTTCCCAGCAGCCCAGGCTTTACGTCTACCGGATTCCGGTCTACGTCGTACAATCTGAGCAGCACATCAGTGTCAGGTCGCACCCAGGTGCGCGGCATTGGTAGTCAGAGATGGGAGTTCACCGCATCCTTCCCTCCCATGTCCCGCGACGAGTATGGCCCTATCAATGCCTTCCTACTCAAGCAGAGGGGTATGCTGGAGAGTTTTCAGATCGTCCTGCCCATTATCTCGGCCAAGTCCTCATCCGCCTCTGGCACGGTCACAAGCGGCACTGCGTCGATCGGCGCGACGGCATGCAACATCACAGGGCTGACCGGCACACTCAAGGCTGGAGATGTCCTCAAGTTCGCCTCGCACAACAAGGTGTACATGCTGACCGCTGACCGCGCTGGCGATGGCGCTATCGCGTTTGAGCCGCCCCTGATGGTCGCCGTGACAGCAGCCACCGTCACCTACGACAGCGTTCCCTTTACAGTGCGCCTCAATAACGATGTGCAGGAGTTCAATTACGCCACAGACGGCACCGTATCGTATGAAATAGACATGATCGAGGTGATCTGATGACTCGCTCGATCAACGCAGCCACCATTACCGCGCTCGCCTCTGACGCTTTCAGTGTATGCCATCTGATTCAGCTGGACTTCAGCACTGTGATCCGTATCACAGACTGGAACCGCAACGTTTCCGCCCTTTCCAACACCTTCCTGACCTCTGCTCACTTGCTCGAGATTGGCGAGTCAGCAGAAAGCACAGATCCTCGCATTAACTCACTGCAGCTGACCATGTCTGGCGTCGAGCAGTCCTATATTGCCCTGTTCCTCGGGCAGAGCTACATCGATGTCAGGGGTCGCATCTGGAAGGCCGTGCTTGGGCCTGATGATGCCATTGTCGGCGCTCCGTTTGTCGTGTTCGATGGCCGGGTGGCGTCCTACAGCATCACTGACGGCGACACTGACAGCACCGTTGCCATCGAACTGTCTTCGCACTGGAAAGACTTTGAGCTTCGCAAGGGGCGCAGAACGAACCGGGGCAGTCAGCAGCACTACTTCCCGTCTGACACCGGGATGGACTACTCTGGCGTTGTCGTGAAGGATCTGAAGTGGGGTAAGAAGTAATGGTGGCACCTTGGTTGATATACGCGGCAATCGCTGCAGTCTCGGCTGGCGTATCCTACGTCACGGCGAAATCCGCACAGAAGAAAGCCAAGCAAGCGGCCAAGGCCAACGAAGGGCTGTTGATCAACTCAGAGGGTGCAAACAATCACATCCCTGTGATCTATGGCGTTCGCAGAATTGCTGGCACCAGGGTGTTCGTAGAGACCGGGCCTGGCCCGCGTGGCGCGAACGACTACCTGTACATGATCCTTGTGCTTTGCGAAGGCGAGGTGCAGTCAATCACTGACTTTCTCATTGATGATGCGCCAGCTACAGATCCAAGATTTGCATATGGCGATTCGATAGCCATAAACACCTACGTTGGCACAGACGCGCAGACAGTTGACCCGATGTTCGACGCAGCTGGCATTGGTTGGGACGCTGGCTACAACTTGAGCGGCCTGTGCTACATCGCCGTGCGCCTGAAATGGAATCCTGATGCATTCAGTTCGATACCGAACATAACCGCCCTTGTCACCGGGAAGAAAGTCTACGATCCTCGCACCGCGACTACTGGGCATTCCACAAACCCGGCCCTGTGCATCCGCGA